GGTGGCTGAGATGGCCAGCATTCCGCGTAAGCAGGCCAAAACGATCAACCTTGGGATGATGTACGGCATGGGGGTAAACAAGCTCTCAGAGCAGCTAGACATCCCTGTGGAGGAAGCCAAGGGACTGGTGAAGCAATACCATGACCGGGTGCCGTTCGTTAAAGGACTGATGACCGGCGTCATGAACCGGCTCAACGAGAAATCGTCTGGCGGTTCGCTGCGCTCCATCCTTGGACGCAAGTGCCGCTTCGATCTATGGGAGCCCGATACGTTCGCCATGAACAAGGCGTTGCCATACAAAGAGGCTATTGACACCTACGGCGCGACAACCCGGCTGAAGCGAGCGTACACGTACAAAGCGCTTAACCGCCTGATCCAAGCATCGGCTGCCGACATGACCAAGAAAGCGATGGTGGACCTGTACAAGATGGGTAAGCTGCCCATGATCCAAATCCACGACGAGATAGCCATGTCAGTGAAAAGTGTTGACGAGGCCCACGAGATCGCTAAGGTGATGGAGAATGCTGTTCCGCTTGAAGTACCCAGCAAGTGCGATGTCGAGATCGGACCCTCATGGGGTGAAGCAAAATAACAACTCCATACTGCTCGACTAACCCCGCTTCGGCGGGGTTTTTCTTGCCTTCTTGCATAATCTCCTATATTATCGTAGATAATCCGGTACTCTGGAGTAGGAATTAATGGATACAACACGCTGGAAAAGCATCCTCGTACCACGAGAGGTGTATGAAGAGATAAAAGAGATGTCAAAAGCCGAGGGCCGGACCATCGGTGGGCAGTTGCGCCTTGTTTTCGAGTGGTACAAAGAGCAGGCAGAGAAGAATGACTCGGATAGAGTTGCAGAGCAACGGTGATATTCACCGCCGATTGATGCAAAACCAGTGCCCGAAGTGCGAAGGGCCGCTTAAAGTTGCGAAAAAAACAAAAGATCGCCTAGAAAGAAAGTGTGATCGCTGCGTATTAACCATCTTAGATAGTTTTCCCGGGGCAGAATACCCAATCAACAGCTAATGTATGCGATTAACTATTGCTTATCCCATACAGATGTGTCTATAATGACCTCGAACATGAAGCCCATGTTCTCCGTAGTTGACTCTGCCCCTAGTATGGTTGCCCCCATCTAGGGGCTTTTAATTTGAGGAGTCGTTATGGAAGCCGATAAGCGCGTAAGCGAGATAGATTGGAGCTGGGCCGTATCACAAATTAACAAGGTTGTAAACGAAACCCTGTTAAAAATTGAGCAAGATGATACGATAAACCCAGATGACAAGAAGAAAAGGCTTAACGAAATTGAAAAAGCATGGCAGCGAATACTCGGTGGCTGAAGAAATGGCGAAAGACCACTTCTTTGAAGCTGCTGAACAAACCGCTGATCTTCTTGCTGAGTTCGATCAACGCGGCCTTGAAAAAGGCCCCGCTCTCGGGGGAGCCCTTACTCAAATCATCACTCACCTAATCGCTGTGTCGCCCGACACGCCCTCCGCGATGGGGCTCCTCTCCTCTTGTATTGCCAACGCTGCACAACACGCCGAAGGCTTCATCGAAATCACCCACGAAGCCCCTGATAATATTCACTGATTGACATTATCTAATAAAGTCGCATACAATACCCGGGTAGTCAAAACACGGAGATTGCTATGAAAGACTTACTCACCCTCGACGAAGTGGCCAAGATCGCAAATGTGTCAAAACCGACAATCTATCGGCGCGTAAAGCACAACGGCTTCCCCAAACCGATCAAAGTCCCACGCACCGGGGACCGCGGACCAAAGACCATTAACCGCTGGGAACGTGGCCAAGTCATGGGCTGGCTCATGAAAGGCAACGATCCGCAGTGGATGAAGCAGCCACTAAAAACCATCGACGAAACCGTCAAGACGGTGGACGCCGCACGACAGGTCCAAGACTTCGCACCAGAGGACACGGACCACGAACCACGGGGCTTCTGGGAAAATCATACGTTGTTGGCCGTCATTGGCGGGGTGGCAGCCGCTGTCGCATACGCATTGGTCAATGGCTGAAGACCTCAAAGAAAAATGGTGGGCGTGGCACAAGCAGAACCCCGAGTTCTATGACCTGTTCAAGCGCTTCACCTTCCAAGCGATTGGTAAAGGGCATCGCCGCCTGTCCGCTTGGCTTATCGTCAATCGCATCCGGTGGGAGACAATGATCGTTACCACCGGGGACGATTACAAAATCAGCAACGATTACATCGCGCTCTACGCACGATTGTTCATGCACCACTACCCGCAATACGACGGCTTCTTCAGAACGAAACCGATGAAGCGGGCAAGCTTCAATGGAGACAACACATGAAAGTTTTAACGATTGATATGCACCCGGGCGCGGGCTCGCAAATTGTTTACAACAATGTCGAGACGTGGACATGGGATGACACCAAATTGGAAATCCTCCTCGACAACAAAACGACGGTGCGATTTAACCCGGCCTATGTGATCGCCCTTGTCTGGCAGGAAATCGAAACCCCAGACCCAGATCAAACCGAGCTGTTTGAAGAGAGCGACGTGCCCCCCGTCAAAGAATACGAAGACCGGCTCTGAAGCCGGTTAACCCCTTCTCTTCCTCGAAGTCGAGATAACTTTTGAAAAAATAAAGCTTGACACGTATGCGATAATATGTTAAAGTGCGTATATCAATCGGATGACCCGGTTGATTGGGGCGGGCAAGCCCCACGCTCTTTGACAACTTAATCAACTACGGAGGTTCACCATGAGTGAAACATCAAACCATGTCTTGCCTAACGGCTACACTTTCCTCGCAGTAACGTCCGGTTTCTACGGCTCTTGGGCCAAGGCAACCGATCCAGTCACCGCAATCCGTAACGCTTACCGCGATGCGGGTGGAAAGAAAAACGCGATCTACGTCATCTACGGCAAAAACGAAGAACTCAATGTCTCGGACTTCGGAGGATACAACTGGCAACGCGAAACACCGCCCACGCCAATCGGTATCTTCACCGTCACCGACCGGTCCATCAAACCAGTGGCCAAAGGTGACTTCAACGAAGACCACGACGATTGCTTGGAATGGATGACAGACCAGATCAAAGACATCGAAGAATGGAGCAAAGTAGAAGACTAAACCAAGGGCCCTTCGGGGCCCTTTTCTTTTGGATGGGGTGGCCCGACCCACGCCGTTTGATCCGCCTACTTCGGCCAAAAGTAAACGCTTTAGGAGTCACGCAGGCCGGGCCGAAAGAAAGTCTAGCAGATCACAGACCACGGCTCACGTCCCGTATGTATCCAAAAGCGACACGTGCAGCAGCATTCGCGGCCCACGGGGCAACGTATTTAACGCCGTTCTCTTTATATAGAGCCAGAAAATAAGAAAAAGAAAAAAGGTCAAAATAGCCGTAACCGGTGTAACCGTGTAACTTTGGTCAAAAAGTCTTTCTATTATATAGACTTACATAGTTACATAAGACAAAAACAAATATGTAACGTAACCAAAGTTTATGTAACCAGTAGAGGCCGTTCGGTCCTTAAGGGGGTCTGAGAATTTTTTTTGAAAAAATATTTTTCTGGATACATATATAGAAAGGGGCTAATTTAAGATAGACTATCGCTGAATAACTGGAGAATAGTATGCCCCGGAAAAACACCTCGAAGATGGTCCCGGTTGAGCCCAAGAAAAAGGTTGGCCGACCGAGAGCGACCAAAGCGCAGCCACTTACCCGCAGGCAGGAATTGTTTGTGAAAGAGCTGGTATCGAAGGATGGGCAGATCACCATGCGTGAGGCAGCAGTCAATGCTGGTTACCCCGCATCGTCTGCACACACAAGGGCATACGAGTTAACGAACCCACACATCAGCCCGCACGTGGTGGCGGCCATTCAAGCGTATAGAGCGGAGCTGGATGAAAAGTTCGGGGTCAATTACCAACGCCATCTTCGAGACCTTCAAACGATTCGAGATATGGCATTGCAGAACGGAGCTTACTCGGCAGCCGTTCAAGCAGAATACCGGCGAGGGCAAGCGCAGGGCGACATTTACGTGAGCAAATCAGAAGTCCGCCACGGCAGCATCGACAGCATGAGCAAGGACGATGTTCTGAAAGCGCTTGAGGAGATTAAAAACCAATATGCCCCGATCACTATCGACGTTACTCCCGAAGGACCGAGCAATACCCAGAACCGCGACAAAGCGCGAAGCAGACTTTTGGCGCATGATGAAGACGGGGATGGAGAAGAGTTCGAGGAAGCTGAAATCCACTAGGCTAGAAACGTGGGCGATGCCCGGCGTTCCTGACGTGCTTCTTTGTGACGAGCAGGGCGATTTTCATTTTGTGGAATTGAAGGCGACCGGCGGCCAAGCCGTCGAGCTGCGACCCCACCAAGTCGCGTGGATGTCTACACACGCACACGCCAGCGTTTGGATTTTAGTTCGCAAGATTAAAACCAAGACGCTACCCGAACAGATATTTTTGTATCCCGGCAGCGCGGCGATGGACTTGCGCTTCGAGGGTTTGAAAGTCGAGCCGCTTTACCAGTCAGAGGGCAAGCCCGATTGGGAAACCATTTTGAGCTTGATCTGTCCCACAACATCGCATACAATCCCATAGTCAACTAACGACGGAGGATTGACATATGCAACCAATAGAAAAAGATAGGTTCGATTCGAGCCTATATGACCAACGCCACGGCGGCCCGTTTGATCGGGGCGGCGCGGATTATTATTACGGACGCGCTTTTGATCCGCACTATTTCGTGGGCGCAACGTACAACAGCGACCGGGTTGAAATGAAAGATATGACCCCGGAAGAAATCGCGGCTTACACGCGGGGCTTTAACGCTGCCGAGGAAGACGGCACACAAAAAGACTGGGGGGAATAATGTTTTTTATCGAATGGCTTTATAAGCTTTTGTTTGGTGATGACGCGGTTGACGATTTACGCGAGCAGCCGAGACGAAAACGAAAGTAAAAAAGAAAAATATTAAGCCCGGTTGACGCCGGGCTTTTTTATGTCCTATAGTATGCGATAAGTCTTATATCACTACGGAGGGCAAACCATGTTAAAGACTGTTGACTACAGCCGCGCAACGAAAACCCGCGGCATCGCTGTAACCTACCGGGCCGGGAGCGGGGAAAAATACGCGACTTGCCCGGCATCATGCAAAATGAATTGCAGCGGCAAGGGCTCGCAAAAAATTGACGCGGAATATTTGGACGCGTTATTGGACGCGGTGCCACGCCGGGGCGTCTCTTTTACTTACTCGCATTTTGAATGGCACCAATGGGCCGACCGATTGGCCGACGGGAAAACCGTTATTAACTACAGCACCGAAAGTTTAACCAAAGCCGCAGCAGCGTCGCGGGCGGTGCCGACCGTGGTGGTGGTTAGCGAAAAAGATTGGGGCGAATCCAAAACAATGCGGGCCCCATTGTTTGGCCGCACCGATAGCCGGGGCAATTTTGTTCAATCCGATTCGGTCCGGGTGGTTCGCTGCCCGGCAGAATATCGCGCCGGGTTTAGCTGCGCGGATTGTGGGAACGGTGAACCATTGTGCGCCCGCCGGGATCGCGATTTTATTGTGGGATTTTCTGCGCATGGTCCGAGCAAGAAAAAAGCCGCGAACCCGGACACGCGTGGCGGATGTTATGCCGACGCGGGGAACTGCCGCATTTGGTGGGACGATACCGCGAACGGTGAGCAGTGCGAGACCGACGCGGAAAAGGTGAAACGGTTTGCGCAATCGCTGCCGCCCGGGTCCATCATCCGGCACCATGTTGCCGGGGATATTGGGGCCGAATAACTTTTTGAAAAATTAGCTTGCAGGATGTGGGATTTTCTGCGATATTATGGGGGCAGGCCGGGCAATGGTCTGCCCTTACTTTTAACTACGGAGAAAAAATCATGACTTATCAAACAAACGCATTCGCGCATGGCATCGGAAACAGCACCGTTTCATCCCAGTGGTTTAGCCGCCCGGCGGATCAGAAATTTCTGTCACTTGATGACATGCTCGCATTTAAGAAAGTGGACGCGCAGCGGATGACAAGCCGCACCGTTGACACTCACAAAATCCAAATCATTGGCGAATTGGATCAAGACAACCCCAGCCGGGGAGACTTGCGCATTGAGTATG